CTGTGCTAAATATCCTTGAAGCTTTTGTGATTCTAAACCTGGGTCTTGTCCTAATCTAAAATAAAAATATCCAATTTTTCCTGATGGAGATATTGTGTGTTTAATTATAGTAAATCCTTTTCTTTCAGACCATTCTTTAATTTCTTGTGCTACTGCCTTTGCTTCACTTGGGTTTCTTAAAACATATTCAATGCCGCCTCTATAGTCAGTAATATGATTAATTAGTTGAGCTTCATCTAAATCAGATTCTGTTTTTAATGCATCTTTTATACCTTTAAGTGCATCCTTTATTTTTTCTGTGTTTTCAACATCTTTATCTGTAAACGTTGGAATTCCTGTATTAGATACTGGATCAGTTTGCTCTTTTAACCCGAAAAACTCTTTGTATAATTTTTTAAAGGCGTTCATCATTCTACCTATATTATAATAATATATTAATTAATATCCAAATTATCCAACATCAAAATAACGATTTAAATGCTGGCCAATGTTTTCGTATGCTAATGCCATACGATCCTGTGCTTCTTTTAATTCGCGAGCTGCATTTTCAAAATCACGATAATCTTCATGCATTCGTTTATTGTTCTTTTTATGTGCAACATTTGACATCCAATCATCACTCTCAGTCATGATCTTATCTGCTCGTTCTACTATATTTTTAACTCGTTCTACAATTTCTTCTAAATCACCTTTACCATAAACTGATTCACCCATTGCTGAGAAATTTGCAACTTCTTGTACAAATTGCTGTTTTTCTTCACGAGTCATTGGTGTTGGCTGATCTTCTAATATCGTTTCTAAAATATATTTTAAATTCGGAGTTCTCATTATATTATCCTGCATTTGCCATCTTCACATAAAATTGATGTAATGATGTCGTTTATTTTATTATATTTATTTGTTGGTGTCATTTTATTTGTAGATTCATTCATGCGCGTAGGACGCATAAAAGCGCCATGGGTTGAAGGATTTGAAACGAAGTCCCAACATATCAATTCAAAATCATCTTGTACTTCAACAACGCCTTCACTACGTAATTCTTTAACAGATCCTAAACCTCTCGATGAAATACCTAATGTAATTCCAGCTTTAAATAGTTCTTTAAGAATCTTACCGGATGGGGTTTCTAAAATTTGAACTGCGCCCATTAAATCATCTCCATTCCACCAAATCTTTAAAACGTTATGTGAAACATTATTTAAGTTAACAATTGATGATTCTGGGTGATCTAGTTCTCCTAATGCTCTATGTTGATCAATATATTCTTTTTGATAACGCTGACATTCTCTTTCTAAGATTTGTCTAGGATATACTCTGCCGTTTTGATTTTTTGCCCCAGCTCTTTGTAAAACGCCTTGAACTACAAAACCACCTGGCACACCATATGAAGCTCCGGAAGTTTCATTTAGCGAACCTATAGGTTTAAATGGTATATATTCTACGATTAATGATTTTGACATTTTATTCTCCTAACGCTCTAACTCTCTCCGATATTTTAATTAATTTTTCTGAAATTTTAGTTAATGCCCTTTGCGTTCCAGGACCGTATGTTGAAGCTGATATGCCAGATTCAGTTTTTAATTTCGTATTATAATTAACCAATGTTTCAATTTCTTGCAATTTTTTAGCAAGCTCTTTAATTGTATTTTTTACTTTTCGTTCTGGACTTAAATGTTTATCTTCTGTTGCAAAGCGTCGATATGATTCTAGTAATTCTTCATATTTTCTTTCTAAAACATCTTCAGTAGTAATAGACTTTTTTTGAGTCTTATCTTTTTTATTTGCAGTTCCCGGTGTATGTGTTAAATTTTTTGATGGATATTCATAATTCTTATGTTGCCACATTCCCTCGTGTTCAGCAAATGGAAACTTATCTGTATATTCTTCTTCTTCATCTTCGGGAGCTTGATATGAACCCATTGTCCAATTTGCAGGTTTATTTACTGATTCATATTTAATTTTCTTTTTCTTTTTCTCATATTGTGCAGGCGTTAAAAATGCACCCGGTGTATTATAACTAGCCACTGCAGCCGTAGTTGACATTTCGTCAAGCTCAGAATCATTGCATATACATTTAGATTTAACTCTATCACATGAATCACAATAGTCTTCTAATTCCATGAATTTTTCTTCCATTTCTCTTAAAAAAGATTTCATTTATGCATCTCCTTTAATTCTCTAATTAAGTCAAAATAACGTAATAAAGAAAGTATATGCGATTCTTTAATTGTTTTCATATTTTCTACCGTACATAACATTTCCGAAAGTTTTTTAACTTTGATTTGTGTAACTTTATCAGTTATTATTTTTGATTGATTTGCTAAATCTTTTTTAATTACAGGAATAATTGTTTGTACATATTCTTTTAAAGCATTAGTATCATTAACATTAGTTATATACTTATTTAAAAGTTGTTTTTGTGATTCATCTAAATTATTTGAATATTTTTCATTAAATTTATCAATCATCAATTTATATGTTAATAAACGTACATCTTTTGGTTGAGTTTGAAATGCTTCTAATGTTAAATCTTTTGTTTGTTGCTTCTTTTCAACAATCATTCCGTTTTCTAAAATAACATTTTTACATTCTAAAAGCTGTTTTGGATTATCTGTTTCTTGATATTCAAATATCATAAAAATTGATGCCAATGTTTTATAATTATTGATATGAATTTTAGAAATATCGTCAAAATTAAAACGTTCTGAAATTTCTTTTACTAAATTATATCGTTGGCGTTTTAATACACTTTGATTTAATTTTGAATGAGTTGATTTAATAGTTCGTATATAATCTAATGCCTGAGCCTCACTTTTATATTGCTCTTTTAAAAGTGCATTATATAAATATAATTCTTTAGCAAGTTCTGTATTTTTTCCGAAGTATTTTTTTATAATATCAACAGTTGTAATTTTGTTAGATGATAATGTTTCCGATGTTAATTTTCTAACTAACATTTCGAAAAGAATGCCGGTATTTTTATATTTCGAATGTTTTAATTTTTTCATATTTAATACAGTTCTTTTTTATTTAATAAATATGTTTGAAATTATAAAATGTTCTTTTCATCTAACATAGTGCCTTGATCTGAATCATTTTTTTTATTTTTCAACGTTTCTGTTATAATATTAGAACTTTTTGATTTATTTAAATAACGAAGTATGTCATTACTTTCTGTTGCAACAGGTCTTACTGCTCTATCAAAACGTTTATCCGGCATAAACGTTGTTTTTTGATTATTTGGATTAAATGCTTGGTCTAATTCTTTTTTACCTGTCGGATCCCAACCAAATGCATTTTTATGTTGTCCAAATTTAATTCCTTCTTTCGGTCGGCCGCCTTGATCTTTTTGTTCCACATCATCAGATGACATATGCATTGATGCTAAATCGTGCGGTGTTCCAAATGATACCCCGGTTACTGCGGGATCATTGCCTTCCTGTTCTATTTGATTTTGTCGGAATCTAAGTTTAAGATCTTCTACAACATCTGTGCGTTGTTGCAACCATTCATCTTCTGACATATTAAATATAAATTCATATATGTATTTATCAGAAACTAATTTGCTATCTTTCATTGCAGTTGCTAATGTCATTTTTTCAGTCATTAATGCAACTTTTTGTTGATCATAAATAATTGATGGAGCTGTTAATTCTAATTCAAACCCAACTAAATCTTCACCTTCATAACCTTGTGCGTATAAGTGTACGATTGCAATCTTAGTTAATTCAGACATTATTATTTTTTGAATACGTTCGATAGTTCTGGCAAATCGTATATCCATAGATGCTAACGTAGTTTTACCCTCAACTGCTTCAGCATAACCTAAAAATGGTTTAGGAACTTTCAACGCGGCCATCATTTTATCTTTGATATATTCTAAATCTTCCGTACCAGTCCATGTCATACCTGGCAATGTGTCAATTGATGTTGTAGAATTTCCTCCGCGTACCGGTAAATAATAATCTTCTAACATGTTCATTAAATTGAATTTAAGATTATAATTACCAGTTTGTTGATCGATATGTGGAATTTTTTTCATTTTCGTAATGATTTGTTCCATAAAAGAATCAACTTCATTTGGTGGAATATTACCAATATCAATTTTAAAAATACGTTTTTCAGGTGCGCGCATTATTCTGTGAATAAGCATTGCATCTTCCATCATCATTAATTTTTGAAATTCTTTACGAGCTCCTTCTAACATAGATCTGCCATATGGTAAAAAGTTAGAATCAGATAACATTCGGAAATGTGCTATTTCAAAAACTTCAAAATCTTTTCTAGAATCAGCTACGTGTTTAAAACGTATTTTATACTCTCCGGTTGCTTCATCATACTCTTCCCATCGTTCAATCTCATAACTAGAAAATGGTCGTGCATTTACAATACCAATTTCATCTGCGATATCTAATTTTAAAAAGAAATCGCCATATTTTGTCATGTTACGAATCCAAGTCCATAAATTAAATTCAATATTTAAAATATCATAAAATAAATTATAAAGAATTTTTTGTATTTGAGTTTTATTAGTTTTAATAGTTAATATATCACCAAATTGATCTGCTAATGTTGATTCATCTGAATATATGTCAAGTGCTGAACTAATAATAGGATCTCGATCCATCATTTCGTAATCTGCATAAAGTTGCATACGATTTTGATGCATATAGTAATTGGAATCATATCCTCCATTACCTCCAACCATGTGCTTATTAGCACCGTGCATTCTAGTATATCGATCTGCTACTTTAGTTTGATTTAAGTTACCTACACTCTGTAATCGATTTGTATCGACTACTCGT